AAACATCTTCTTTAGTTACAACACTAAATCTATATTCTCCACTTGCAGACTGCCAATGTTTTACAGATACTACATCTTTTTTAGATATACCTCTTTCAGAAAGATGAATGTCTAACGCTGTATTTCCATTAATGTTTGTTGTGTTTTCGGCTCTACCTTCATATATCATTTCTACTTCTTCTGGAGATAGTCTAAGTCTTTTTCCGTATTTTTTCATAGTATTATGTGTTATTTGATTCGCAAGTTATATAAAACAATGTGTTTTAAAACACAAAGGTGAGATGCTTTTTAACACCTCACCCTTGAAAACTATAATCAATGAAAACAAAGATAGGCACAACCCTACCCTGTCCAATGCAAATATAATTATTTTTTGCAACCATTATTGCAGTCATCACATTTTTTTTCAAATGCTGAAAAACATACAGGTAAAACTCCTAGTGCAGTTAATATAAGAGCATTTGTGTCAATGCCATTTTTTTCAATATATAAACTAGCAGCAACTACTATAACACCACTAATAGTTCTCTTGCTACTCCACTTTCCTTTTGTGTCTGTAAACAATTCTTTTACTGCCTTTAACAACTCAGTTATAGGTTTAACGCCTCCTGACATTAAAGCCTGACCAATCCATTTCTTTATCATATTTTTTTATTTTTTATAGTTAGGAATAATTGCGTCTATAATTGTGTCTAACCAACCAAAGATCTTGTTGTCTGCTTCTGTTGGTGTTAAATTGGTAACAACTTTAGCAAAAGCCATTAATCCAATTAATAATTCTAACCAGTTTTCCATAATAAAATCCATAATATATAATTTTTAATTAATACTCTATTTAATACAACCAAATAACAGGGCTTACTTTATCCACTACATCTATATCTACATGAATAAATGATTTGTGAAGCCCAAATCTTTCAAATTCTGCGAAAACTAAAGCATCCATCATTATTGCTCTAGTGTTACTATCTTTACAATCAATATCAACAGCCAATCCTTTTATGTGTGATGATTTTGGGTTTTTCTTACTTTCAGGATGGTCTGAACATCTATAACCGCTATTTATTTTAAATGGTATTTTTGCAAATCCCCTAGCCTTATCTAACATGTATAAAAGTTCATCACTTATAACAGTTTTTCCACATCCACACTTACAAGTGAACTCAGATTTTTTGAAATATTTACATTCCATTTTATTTTGATTCTTTAAGATTTTTAATAATCTCTTCAAAATAACCACCAAATTCATCTTTTATTTCTTCTTCTTCTTCTGGATAATACTCTTCAGTCTCTTCTACATCATAAGTAAAAAGTATAACCATCTCTTTTTCATCTTCTTCAACTTTAACCTCTAACTCTCCATCATGATGTAATGTCTCCATCATTTCTTGTGTGAAATGAAAGTGATGGTCATGCTCTTCATCTGAATAATATTTTTTCTTTTTTGCCATATTTTCTTTATCTATTTGTTCTAATTTTCTAATAGCCCAATCAATACCTTCGTCTCCTCCCCAGCAATCCCAAGCAATCCCCCCACATCCTTCATCATAAGGAACATCTTTATGTTGTTGGTGTCTTTTAAATGAGGCCATTCTAGCAATAGTATCTCTTGAGAGTTTTTCTCTGTTTTTAAGTTGATTGGCTCTTGCAAATCCAACAGGGGTAAGGCAGTCATTAGGGTTGCCATTTTCTTCCAGCCATTTTAATGCTCTTTTAGCATTATCACTTGCTGCTTGCGGATAATCATCATAAGTTTCTTGTGCATAATAATCTTTGTTATCAGTTTCACACTCTGACTTAGAATCATACTGACATTCACCAGTTTGACCAAACTTCCATTTTCCATTTTCACATTCGTAGCAAGGCATATTATTTATTTTTATCTTCCCTGACCTATATAGGGCTTAACATATTGTTTCCCCCCTTTAGTACGAGATTTATTCTTACTGTGTATTCCTTTTCTTTTTTTACGAGTATTACCTGTAAACTTAAATGTAACTCCCTTTCTAGCCATATTATGCAGTTACAGTTAGTATTTCTATATCACATGCTGCAGTATCTGCATCTGCTTTAATTTGAGTTATATCTGCAAAAGCACCAAATGCTCTTGAAGAGCCAATAGCGTCCATTTCATTATTCATTAACAAGAATGTATCTCCTGCTGCTAATTTATAAAAGAAAGAGTCTGCTCCATTATAAAGTGTTAAAGTTATAAAGTTAGTGTCATCTAAATTTTTAATTCTAAAATACTTGTAATCTGCTTCTACTACCTGACCTGCTTCGTCTGTCGCCCCAAAATTTATAATTTCAGGATCAGATGTACTTACATTCATTATTCTTTGTAAAACCTGACCATTACTAGAAAATGTTTTATTTGTTGTATTTCCATAATTAACACCATTCAAAGTATAACTTTCTGTTATAGTTACTGTTAAATCTGCTGTTGTTACTGTTGTTGCCATATTTTTATTTTTTATTTATTTTATAAACTAGATAATCTACTGTTGACATTTTGTATTAATCGTTGACTTATGGAATCAAATATAACAATTTCTGTTACTGTTCCATCATAAGCATTAAGATCTACTGCTCTTACACCTATAGCATCAATAAGTGCTGTCCCTGCTAGTGTTTGCGGTGCACTTTGAGCAGTACCATTCTTATACAAAGTCAATACATTTGAACCATCTCTAGTTATAACTATATAATCATTTCCAAAAGTACCACTATCTAAGTCTAAATGTTTTGTAGTACCACCAATCTTTACACTTAATCTATCATTAGCATTATATTTAAAAAACTCATGAGATTCATTGTTATCACCAAGTATTACATTGTTAAACGCACTAGGATTGGCTCTAAAACCTATAGTAAAAGTTCCAGATAAACTTATCTGTCCTGTAGTTCCTAAATTCTGAGTATAGGTTGTAGGATCAAAGGTTAAAATGCCAGCAGAATAAGCAGGCTGCTCATTTGCAGTTGCCTGAACCATATGTCTGTTGTTTGTAGTTTGATCTGACCATTGACTTACATTACTCCCATTTAATGTAATTCCTGTTGCTTTTCTATACCAAGCCACTACAGTTTCTTCATCAAGAGGACTCCATGCAGCAACACCTTTAATAGTGTTTAATGCCATAGTTTGTTTTAATGCTAACATATTTCTAATTATTATGCCGAAGCGTTACCATCATGTTCATTATATCCTATTCCAATTCCACTTGTTAATGTTATTGCAGTAATTCTCATAAACAAAGTTGTTCCTGCAGGTAAAGTTGTCTGCAAAGCAGTTTCACCTGTTACACCATCTGCTGTTATTGAAGCAATTACTGACTCTACTGGGAAGTAAACACAGTAAAAATCTGTGCTAGTTTGTGCTGCAGTAGTAAAAACTACTGTTCCTCCTCCTTTCCCTAGCATCTCAAATAGTAATGTATTGTCCGTATCGTATGTACTCATTTTATTTTTATTTTATTGTTATTATTTTATTTTATAAATATTGTTATTATTGCTCCTAATGTTATACTATATATAACCCACATTGCTTTAACTAATATCTTTCTCATAGATGTATTTTTATTTACCCTAGCAGTAACTCCTGTATCTGGGTTTAATAATTTATCTGTAAGCATATCTAGTTTGTTATCAATGCTGTCTATTTTATTGTTTATAGAGATTATATCTTTTTTCATTGCTATTATTTCCTCTTTAGTAGTCATTAGAAGGTAGTTGTTTGTATTGTAATGTTTATATAAATAGTTGACCCTGTTCCACCCACCTCTTTAACCATTGGGAATATAATATCTCCTGCTGCTAAAGAAGGGACTGATATACTTGTATCGCTAAGTCTAACGACCTTATTATTGTTTGAAAGTCCTGTTACTGTAATTTCATCAATAGCGACTGGCACAAGAGCAGTAGTAACTCCTACTGCTGGTGTAGCCTTACATAAAGCAACAGTAACATTATTGCCACCATTACTTGTTAGCCATCCAGATATTGAAACAACTTTAGCAATCTCAGGTATAACATGCCCATGACCAATTCTAAACATATCTGAAGGGTTTATAGTACCTCCTGCTACTGTTGTGCTTCCATAATCAACAGCCATCTCAAATGGAGATTTAGTATCAGATATATCCTCACCATAATAATAATTTGCTGCTCCTGTTGTAAAGCCTTGCATCTTATAGTTTGTAACCCCCATTAATGATTTTGCCTGCCAAACTAAATTACCATCGTATCCAGTGGCACTAGACCCAATATTTTTACTTAAAACAGTTTCATTAACAGCAACCTCAAAACCTTTTGGGTTGTGCCTATTTACATCACTTAAATTTTTATGTTCGTTTGCAGCCATTTATATATATTTTAACAGTCATCACAAGGACAGTAATTTTTCCAACTATCATAATTTCTAGTTGGTCTTGAATATATACTGTCATACATTATTATACCATGATTTTTATAAACATTATCATTACAAGGCTTATTAGATTCGTATGTAGGATAATGACCAGATTGATCGCTATCATTCATATAATCTAACATATCTTTTAAATATATTTCAGACTTCCTGTAAGTATCTTGCTTATAAGCATTTAATTCTGCTGGATCAATAATAGTAGCAAACTCATCTAAATTGTGAACAATTCCAGAACTTGTACTATTGCTTTGAACTTCATTAATTACCTCAAATCTAACAAACCAACAAAGACATCTTGTTAAGAAGTCATCCATCAATGTCTGATTATGAGTAGTTAAAGTTCCATTATTATGTTGTGTTTTTATCTCTTCATAAAACTTTTGACCTATTGCCTCCTTTAAATGTGCTAACTCTGAAAGCAATATAGTGTTATTAGATATTAAAGCAGGGTCAGTATTTGCATTAGTAAAACTATTGCTAATTACTTCTTCTGCTGTCACTAAAGGGATATATTGGTTTACATTTGCCATAGTTATTATTTTGTTTCGGTTACTTGTAAGTCTCCTGCATCATCATCACCTTTACCATCTGCATCATCATCTCTTGTTACAATTATTTGCTCTCTATCTGTTATAAACATATTACCCTCTTCTAACATTGGTAAATCCTCATCTAGCATCTTTCTTTGCTCATTGATAGTAAGAATCGCTTTAGGATCTATTTGAGTAGCAAAACTAATTGGTGGCTCATAATGAATTATTAACTCTTGAGGTAATATTCCCATTTCTTTATATAAAATAGTTCTAATACCATTTAATAATAAATCAGAAGTATCTTTAATTACAGTAGTCATTGCTAAATCATAAGCAATTCTAATTTCACTACCTGTATTATTCATTTTACCAGAACTAACTAAACCACTTAGTGATGGCTGCCATCTATGAGCAGTTACAATATTTTGGTCAGTTATTCGTTGTAAGTCTATCCAACTTCCCTCTTGGTCGTCTTTTATTATTTGAACATTAGCCTGAGAAGTATCTCCATTCTTAACAATAAACATTATTTTACCATTGTTTCCATCTCCAACAAACTTCTTTTGTGCTTCTCTTACTAACTTCTTAGCCTCTTCTTCACCCATATCACCACTAATCTCTACAATAGCAGAAGGCTGAAAGCCATTTTTAAATTTAGTGTGATTCCATTTACCTATTTCATAATCAACAGCAATATGCTCTAAAGCAGCAACATAGTCTGGTAATCCATAGAATTGGAATGTAGGTTCGTAATCTTTAAATTGTAAAACAAATCTATTCCCCTTTACTTTTGGATATAAAGGTATGATTTGTGTTTTGTCTTTCATTGTGTTATACTTAGCCCAGTCTGGGTGTATATACACTTCTTTTTTGTTTTTAGACATTCTAACAGTGGTTGCATCTATATGATATAAATTCAATCCTCCTTCATATAAAACTCCTTCTAAGTAAGAATTACCAAAAGTGTAATAGTCATCAGCCAATTTCTTAAAAACTTCTCTTAATGATTCGCCATCAGCATTTACATCTTTTATGTACTCCTTTACATCTTCATTATTTGTAACAAATTTTGCTCCACTTGTGAATACTGCTTTTTGAGCCAACACACTTCTGTGAGTGCTAGATTTTCTTTTTAATTCTGCTAAATATTGAGGAAACAAGTTATTAGTACCAAAAGGTATAAACTTAGTCCTTATTCTTGATAAGTCTTGTGGTTCTTCAATATGCTCAGGAATTGATAAATTAAAAACTCCAAATTCAAAAGTATTACTCTTTTGAGTCTGAAGATTCTTTACCTGACTTTTTCTTTTTGGTTGTTTTCTTTGGCTCATCTTTTATTGTTGTAGTTGATAATTTTTCTACTAATGAAGTCATCCCTAAATCCTCATAAGCATATGCTAATTCTTCTTGAGTGGCTATAGCCCACTTAATTTTGAACTCTCCTTTGTAGGTTGTTCCTCCTGATAATTTTGCCTTATATTCTGCCATAACTGTATATATTTTTAAGTGTGATAAATCTAAAATATTTTTATTGCAATCACACATGTTTAAAAAAAAGATATTAATAGGGTAATGTTATTAAACTTTTTACGAACAAAGTTCAACCTATTTATATACCTTTAATTATTATTACGCTGCAGTTGTTGCTGTTAATGCTGAAGTATCAACTGTAACTGTCCCTATATACTTTCTAGGTAACTCAAATTGTCTTGCTGTTAGTGTAACTGTCATTCCGCTTTCATCAGAATAAGCAGCACCTGTTCCACCTTCCGCAGAAGTGAAATTCAAGAAAGTTTGACTTTTTGACGCTACATCTTCATTAGCGTATTTTTCACTAGCACCAATTACCCACCATGAGCCATTAGTATCTTTCACCATCCCCATCATACAAGTGTCTAGCATTGCTTGAATTTCAGCAAATCTATCATTGTTGATTTGAGGTATCATAAAAGAGATAGTACATTCAAAAGCAGTTGAGCCATTTTCTTTTGTAGCACTTACTGCTAATGCACCAGTTTCGTTTTTGCTTTCAAAGACAAACCATGCAGCAGCAGAAGAACTTGTAAGAATACTGTCTATGTCATGCTCTGAAGCAGCGTTACCATAAACAACCGCATCATTAGCAGTCCAAGATCTTAAAAGTATTTGCTCAATACCACCAGTAGACTGTAGATTACTACATTCAACACCGATTCCTTTATCTATTGCCATTTTATTATTGTTTTATTAGTTATTAAAAGTAATTAAGAGAGGAGGACTAACCTCCCCTCTGTTATTACATTATTGTTTAGTAGAAAATTCCCCATTGAACAAGTGAAGGATACAAAAATTGTACACCTAACTTGAAGTAACCTCTGAAGAACATTTTTTCTTCTAAGTCATCATAAAATACCTTAAAAGAACCTTCTGGATCTGTTACATCAGAGCCAACAATTAAGTTGTCAACTGCACAGTAACATGCTCCTTCTGTTCCATTAACTCCACCTCTCAAGAACATTGCTGGGTCAGTGTCTGCTAAGATAGTATCCCATTCGTACATAGGAACTAACTCAACTCCTCTAAACTTAACAACTAACACACCATCTTGTTGGTTAGTGATTGCTAAATCAGCAGAAGTTCCTTCTAAGTTTGATAAATAAGCATTATAAGTCTTAGGAGTTACATATATTCTCTTGTCTGCTGCAGGTACTTGTTGTAATGCTGCTGGAGCATTGTCATACATACTTCTTAAAATACCTATTGATTCTGCTGCTGTAGGTGCTGTAGGTGCTACTGCACTATACTCAGTTCTAGCAGCCAATACAGTTGCATCATCTCCCATTAACTTCATCCATCCTGACATTTGGTCGTAGTTAGCAGTTGCACTATCTCCACCCCATGCTAATCTTACTACATCTTGTGCGATACCTTTTACAGCACGATTTACAATCGCATCTGCTAATTGAGTACCCTCAAGGTTCATTACATCAACACCATTTCTGTACATTTCTTCAATGTAAGTTCCGAAAAACTCATCAGTACATTGCTCAAGAGCAACTCTCATTCTACCTGCAGTTATTGTTTTCTCATCAATATCAAATTGTGTTGACCCACTTGTTGCTGAACAACCAGTGTATTTTTGTACTATTTTTGTTAGAGCAGCAGAAGTAAACACATTCATTTTGTGCTTTACATTAGGAATAACTCTATAGTTACGCATAATATCATCACTTCTAAATACTGGCTCATAAAAAATTTCATTAAGGTTCGCCCCTGAGTAAGTTGCGAAAGTTCCTTTATTTGCTACATTTGCCATTTTTTTTTTATTTTTTAGTTATTAAATTTATTTCTTACTCTCTCTGCCATTGCATTGTAAAAACCTGCATTAACATCTTCTTTTTTGTTTTCAACTACTACAGGATCTGCTTCAGTTTCAATTTCTGTACCTTTAGCATCTGCTTTGTTGATTTTAGCGTTTAACGCTTCTACTTCTTCAGTTAAAGTTAAGTTAGTTCCTTTTGCGTTTGCTAACTCTTCTTCTAATGAAGAAATCTTGTCTGATAAATCAATGTTTTTAGTTTCAAAGTCAGATATTTTATTCATTATATCTTCATTATCTGCTAATGTAACATTAATAGTAGTCTCTTCAACAACATCTTCAGAAACTTTTACATTACCTTTTACAGTAGCAACAATTTCCTCAACCTTGTTGTTAAACCATTCTTTTAACTCATTAGTCATTTTTTTGTTATTTATATTAATACTCAATTTATTTTGTATTTCTTCTTGCGTGATGTTCTTAAATTTAGAAACATCATACTTAGCAGCCACTTTAATAGAATCAGAAATAGTATCCACAAAACCTAATTCATATGCTTCATTAGCATTTAACCAAGTTTCTTCGTCCATCATTTCTTGTAAAGCATCATAAGACAATCCAGTCTTTTTTCTGTAAATGTCTGTAAGTTCGCTAGAGATTTTATCAAGGGTATCTGCAGTCTTTCTCATGTCTTTTGCCTCGCCCATTGTTCCGCCCCAAGCGTTATGAATCATAAATAAAGAATTTTCAGCCATAACAACCTCATCTGCACCAAGAGCAATAATTGTAGCAATACTTGCAGCAATCCCCTCAATATAAACAGTAGTTTTAGCCTTTCTTCTTTTGATTACATTATACATTGCCATACCGTCAAAAACATCACCCCCAAGACTGTTAATCCGTAGATTGATTGGCAAACCTTTTAATTCTTTAATATCATTGATAAACTCCTGAGCAGTTACGCCATAAGTTCCTATTTCATCAAAGATATATATGTCAGCAGTTTCACCTGCTTTATTCTTAATATTATACCATTTTTCTTTCATAGAGGCAAAAATAGAACTAAATATAAATAGATCTACCTAATTTTCTTACAAAACTTTAAACGCTTATATTATTAGAGGGTAAAGACTTCTTTCTTTCTTTATATACAATATTTTGTGCTTGGCTTTCGCTTATATTATATTTTATAGACAAATCCATCCAAGTGTGTGTTCTACTGCCTTTATTAGCAACTAAAAGCCTGTCAAAATCTACTATTATCATAAAATTCCTAAGTCTTTTAGGGTCTATAATCCCTTTTTCAACAAAATGCCTGACAATATCTTTACAAGTTGGACTAAATCCAAATCTTTTTTCTAAACTAATACCAGTAATTTCAATGAAGTCTTTGACTACATCAATTTTATTTTGTCTTTGCTTTTTTCTTTTTCTGAGCATTAGCCTTTTTAGGTGTTTGTTCAGCAGTAATCCACTCATCTACGATAGTTTCCCAAAATTTAACTACTGCTTTTCTACAAGAAGAACAATTTATGTCTTGTTTATTAGCAGGAAACAATAAGAGCCATTCTGCAAACATTATATTTAATGATTCAGTATGGTACATTGTGAAATTTTTTGTGTAATTTCTGTTTTCAACAACAGCGTCTGTCATTGTTTTTCTTTTGTCTTTGCTGTAATTATCAGCGATTTCTTTTAAATTCATATGTAAAGTTTTACCATTTATTTTGTGGACATTTACCAAAAAACTCTTTTGTTAATGATGTTTTAGCATCTAGGAAGCACTTACAATCAGCACATCTTGCTCCTCTTGTTATCTTTGGTCTTTTTAGTAACATAAAGTTTCGGTAAAAACTACAACTTTTACATATATTTAATCTTTCTGCTTTGGTTTTTTTATCAACAAACATTTGTTTATTTCTTTGATTATTAAATTATTGCGTCTGCCTGTATAACACTTACTGTATTTTGGCTTTCTGTAATGTCTGCTTCTACTACAACTACTTTCCCTTGACCACTCATAGCACCCATCATTTGATTTTGACCTAAAGCATTGAATTGCTGTTGGCTAAACGAAGGCATATTTAACATACCACCATCTGCAAACTTAACACCACCACCTGCAGAGTTCATTGCTGATAATTGATTTCTAAACATTGCTGTACTTCTTTTGTTTATTACTGCCTCACCTCCTTCTAATTCTACCACCCTTCCACCTACTGCAAATTTTTCACCTCCTTGTGCGTGTGACTTACCATGAACCATGCCTCCTTGTGCGAATGTATCAGGAACTGCTGACAAGCCTTTATCTATTAGTTTTGACACGACAAATCCTGCTCCTGCTGCTAAAAATAAGTTAGCAGGGAATGGAACGCTTGTTATAATTTGTTTTATTTGAGCAGCAACTGCTTCCATAACATAGGCTCTAATAACAGATTTTGCTGACGACATAGCATTTTGACCAGATAGTGCTGCTCTTACTATATCTTCTTCTAATCTCTTATCTTTATCTTTTGAAGCATCTTCATTTAACTGTTTTTCTAAATTATGTAGACGAATTAATGCTTTTTCTCTTTCTTCATTAGACAATAAAATAAACTTTAACAACTCCCTAGTGTCCTCTATTTCACTTTTTATTAAGTCCCTTCTAACATCTGCTGCTTCTTTTTCTGATAACTTGCCCTCTGTTAACATTTGAAGTCTAACTGCAAGTAATTGTCTGTCTATATCTAATTGTAATGTTTTAGCCTTAGTATTTTCATCTGTTGCAACTGTATTTTCCTCTGTTAACTCTGTATCTTCTTTTTGGGTTTCTCTTACATTTAAAGCAGCATCCATTATTTTATCTATACTTAATCCTAATTGTTTTGCTGTTTCTTGATATCCACTAATTATTGTCTGTTTTTCACTTTCAAAATTGCTAATTTGTTTCTCACCTACTTTTTGTGCCATGTTAAAAACACTAATCTGGACATCTAATGCATCTTCTAATGCTGTTCCAGAAACTTTATATCTTCCTGCTTCTGCTTTTGCTGCTGCTATATTTGCCTGAGCAACTCCTTTAACATTTTTTGCATATTTTTCTGATAATTCGTTTAATTCTTCTTGCATACTAGTTGCGATAATTCTTTCCATCATTGCCCTATTAACTTCTATCTGCATGTCACGAACATCCTCTAAACTATTTTTTTCTGAAACTAGATTTGGAAGGTAATCACCATACTCTGTGTTTAAATCTTGTATTGTTTTAACTCTAGCATCTTGAGTTAAATTTCCGCTAGCCAGTATTTCAAACATAATATCCATTTCCTCACTTGTTCTTTGTAGTAATTGAACTTGTGTTTCTGCAGGTGCTATGAAATCAGTTATTTTGTTTGTAAGATCTGCAAATCCATTAATAAAATTTGCAAAACCTCCCTGTCCTTCCATTATTGCTATTTGTAATCCTTGAGTTGCAGAAGTAAGCCTTCTAAAAGACCCTTCTAAAGTGTCTCCTACTATTTCTGCCATATCTTCAGCAGCACCATTTGCTAAATTAAATTGTTCAGTTAAAAATGATACTCTTTCAGATCCATTTACCATTGTTTGAAATGCAGCAACTTGTCTTAAATCTACAAGTTCCATTATTTCCGCATTTGATAATTGTTCAGCGTTTAATTGTTGTAATGCTCTTTGTAAGTCATCAGAACTATTAACTGTAAATCCTAGATGTTTTGATAAATCAGATGTTGGGGATTGCATTTTTAAGAAAATATTTCTTAATGATGTACCTGCAATAGAAGCCTCAATACCAGCATCAGTAAGCGTACCCATAATTGCTGTAGTTGCCTCTAAGGATATATTTGCTCCTGCAGCAATAGGAGCAACTTTAGTCATAGATGTTTGGAATTTTTCAATATCTAATGCGGATGAAGTAAAAGCAGAAGCCATTACATCAGTAACCCTTTGTGTTTCTACAGCATTTAAACCAAAACCTCTAACAGCAGCACCAGCCACAACTGCTGCTCTAGCCAAATCACTATCTGTTGCTACCGCTAAATTCAAGGTAGCCTCCTGAGCATCTAGTATTTCTTGAGTAGAAAAACCTAACTTACCAAAATTAGTTTGAAGTTCTGCTACTTGTTGTGCAGTAAAGAATGTGGAACGACCTAAATCTTGTGCGGTTTGACTTAATCTTTTAAAATCATTATTAGACGCATTAGTTATCGCTTTTACTTTAGCCATTTGAAATTCAAAATCTCTAAAACTTTTTATTGACCTAGAAATTGCACCTGTTATTGTTGCGAACGCAGCACTAGCAGCCAAAACTCCTCCAGCCAATTTTCCAAAACTTCTTGTTGCACTACCTGTTCTTGTTTCTAATTTCTTTAAATCTTTTTGTCCTTGTACGACTACCTGAACTACTATCTTTTCTGTATTTGTTGCCATATTATTATATATTAAAATGCTCTTTGAACATTTGTTTTTGGATTATTTTTTTTAATTTGATCTGCTATCATATTAGCCACATCTACACCTATTGACGGTGCTAACTTTGCTGCTACTTCTTTTGAATGTTTCCTTGCTATATATCCTGCAAAGTTTGTTCTTCTTGGTATTGCGTTACCCTCTTTATAAAACACATAAGGTTTTCGCATACTATTGTCTGGGTAATTTCTATTCCCATAACCACTATTTTTTATTCTGTCTAAAATTCTTATAGCACCACTAACCCCTCCTTTTATACTTCTTTGATCCATCCATCTTACTATTGTATTGAGGTTTGGAATTTTAGCAAACGCAGGATTATTAACTGCTTTCCAATAAGCAACAGATGAGGTTATATTTAAAATACTTAAACCTTTCTTTATAACATTATATTTAAGACTTCTACTTAATCTACCTGTAGCATTATGCTTTTGAAATTTAAGTTCATCCTGCAATTTCACACGCAGCATATCTCCTACTTCTCTTAATGTTATATTTGTGTGTTTTAAAGACTTCATTATATTATGTATTCTTAAATTTAGTCATTATTCTACTAACGGATATCCTCTATTAAGTTGATTCCTTTTTAATATTTTATGTGAATCTCCTCTTGTGTCAACGCCATGAATAGGAATTAAATACTCTTTCTTTTCTTTTATTGATATATTTGATATAGAAACGACTGTAGTAGAACCTGCTGTTGTAGTAAAGTATAGCACAAGAATACTGTCTGGTGATTCTGCAGTGAAAGTTGAGGTTTTTAAACCTGTACTTGTATTTGTTACTGGAAAACTTGTAGAGTCTGAATGATACACAACATAAGAAGATCCTATAGGCTTGTAAACTGTAATATGTAATGTTCCTGTGTCTCCATCTATTACATTTTGAATTTCAATTTGGTATTGATTCCCCTTAATCAAAGAAAGTTTTTGATACATTCCGCTATAACTTGGGTCGCCTCCTGACATTTTACCAGTAAAACTAAAATACCCATCTGCACTGTCTGGTGCTGCCCCTGCTGTATAATCTGCTGAGGCTGTTGTATGGTATCTATACCATCTTCCGACAGTAGATGCAGGGCTGTTTACTAAAGCGTCTACATGTGGGTCTGCTGCTGTAGTTGCATGATCTGTATCTGAACTTAATTGAGTCTTATAAGCCAAAGCATTGCCAAAGTTTACATACTCACCATCATAAGTTATTATACCTGAAAGAACTTCTAACCCACTTATTAAAGGAAGTCCACTGTTTGATATTTGTTTTTTATTTTTATTTCTCATAATTCTATAATTGAGGGATATAATCATCTGGAATATCATTATCAGTAGGGTCTGTTGGGTCTACGCTAAAAGGCGGTGCAGATGCCGCAAAAGCCCCTCTCTCTATCCATTGTATTAATTCAACTTTAGTTGGCGTATTGCTATTTGGTTTATAATCTACTACTCTTTGTATCCTCCAATAAGCACCATCTATATAAACTAACTCATCAAGGTTTAAATTAATTATATCTAAAACTTTTAAATCAATATAGCATGTTCTCATTATTGGATTGTCTCTTAAAGTTCTTATAAGTTTAGAATAATAAGTGTCATACAGTCCCTTTTGTATGACTGCATCATCAAATGTTTGTGTAGAGTCATCAAAATTTCTAGCCCACATATTATCGTAACACAAGTTAGGCATACTAGTGTTTTGTTGATTATAAGAAACTGCTTGAGGTATAACTAATCCATAATTTGATAAAGATGATTGCATTGGCCACAAAACAGAATGTGTGTCTGCCCATATTTGTAAATATACAATTCTATTATTAAATACAGTCCATGTGCCTGCTGCAGAGTATTTATTCCAACTTAAAAGTCTTGGTAAAAAATCATTCCCCTTTTCTGGTCTCATCCAAGTACCTGCAGAAACATCTTCTTCCCACAAACAAGCACTTGGGGCTGTATTAACATCAGAATAATTAGCGTTCGGCCCCATAGTGTCTCCAGAATCAGGAGCATTATATGTCCCTGCAAAAAAAGGATTCTCAAAGACCGTCTTTCCTTTTGGGAAACTATTTGGTAAGAATTTTTGATATGGATATTCATCTTGTATTCCATGAAAATACTCTTCCCCTCTTGCTGCAACTTTTTCATCACTATTGTCTGACTTATATTTAAAAACAAGTTCTCTTTTCAAGTCGCTCCCAAGTTTTTTATCTTTAATTTCCTTGCTTCTGTCTAATTTTTGAGTCCAATCTCTTGCCTGCGAAAATGGCTTGTAAAAACTGTCAAAAGGTTCTATATATATTTGTTTTGTTTCTTCGTCAGTTGTCATCCTAAGATTAAAAGCATGTGCAATTCCTTTTACGAAATCAATCTGTTTATATGAATCGTCAATAACATCACTTAAATTATATGTCTGACCATATTCAACAAGTTCAGAAAGAAATTTTATAGAATATTTCCCATTAGCAGCATCTGAAGCACTTGTAGATGTAGGACTATTAGAGCCGAATAAATAATAAGTAGCACCAAGAGTAGTGCTGGCGTTTTGATTTCTTATCTGACGCTTAAATATAAGTCTTACCTTGTCGCCTTTGTTTAACCATATAATATTGTCAACTGAGTTAAAATTTACAACTCCATTTTGGTCACTACTAGCACTTATAATAAGTGGGTCTGCATCAGTTAAATCTGAACTCATAGCCCCTGTATTATTCCAACTGGTTTGACCTACAGTTTGAACTTGGACTTCTATCCATAGACCTGCCACTTCATGAGTATCGTTTGCAGTAGGGGTTGTACTAGATTCCCAATAAACTGCAAATTCACTTCCAGAAACTCTATACTTACCAAATTCTTGTGCTGTAAACTCTCCTGCCGCATCCCAACCTACATTATCAAAATAATCATTAATAACAAAATCTGCACCTGCGTCATTAGGATCTACTTGATTAGCAGGCCAAGTGTAACTAGTAGATGATGTTGTTGTTGGGTATGCTTTTATAAATCCTTCTCCAGTAAAACTAGAACCAAAAGAGAAATCAATCTCTCTTTGATCTCTATTATTGTATTTAAAATTAGGTAAAAGCCAAACTAGTTTTTTAAACATATCGGTTTCCATAAACTCTGAAACTATAGTATATCCTCCTGAATTACCAACTCCTGCTTGAGCAAAAATTTTATCTAGCGTGTCTTTTACATATATTGCTGGCCTCCAGTCTGTAGTTGGAACTGGCGTCCCATAACTATCTCCCCATGTGTTACCTGCTTGGTCAAACCAACCATAATATCCAGTCTGAGAAGAGGATATACCTAAGCGTTCATAAGCGTTTTCTAGCAGTTGTACTGTAGCAACTGTTCCATCTGGATTGTAATTACCATAAGATACTACTGGATAAACAATAGGAGAGTCAGAAGATGTGCAATCTTCATCTAGCCATGTGGCTCTTATTGGGGCGTTTTTCAACTCTAAATTCTCTCCACTACTTCCCCAGTATATTTCGTTTAAATGTTTTTCAGACATTTCTGAAGCCCATGTTAAATTGTTTCCATAAAAAACACATTCATAATAAGAAGGTGTTTGATCTACACCTCCAACTCCTGTAACCTTGATTGTTCCTTTTAAAGAAAACAGATTATTTATCATTATCCTACATGGCAAGTTATCATAAGCATCTACTTCTTTTTT